ATGTTCTTCCTGTGTAGCCAATTAGCGCACCTTTCCACGTCATAGGTATAATAACCCGCTTGTGCATGTTGTGTTCAGTGTCGTCTGTGCAATAGAATTCGTAGTTTTCAAGTATGTTGCCTTTTCTATTAGAAACATACTCAACTGACTTGTACATATATTCTGGTACTGTATAGGTGTCGTCTGCAAGACTTAGAAATGTCTTCCACTCTGTGAAACTCTTTGCGCCCTCGGGCAACGGGCGTGGCCGGAAAGCGACTTCTTCGGCTGGTTCTGTTTTTAGTTCTTCTGGATTAACCAGCTCTTTGACACGGATAGCATCAATTACCAATCGCTTGATGGAGTTTTCGTCTGCTCCAAACCAACTCAGGAGTTTTCGAAACTTATAGTTAAGATGTCGTCCTGGTGTGTAGTTGGCTTTGAAGTTACAGTTGAAACAAGCATAACTGACGCTGCCGTTTGCATTGGCGATAATTCCGCCACGCCCCCGAGTATCGCGGCTTTCGCCGGTATGCTCACAACAGACGGCATTAAAACTGGTCCAACCACTTGAACTTGTTTTTCTTTTAGCTGGTAGAAGTTGTTTTACTGCGTCTTGAATCGTTGTTAGCATAGGACTATTATATAGCCATGCGCAGCAGAACTCAAATGATTTTATGGATTAAGATAACCAGGTAGCACTTCTAGGTCTAAGACTGCACCGTGATTGTCATCAATGTATACTGGGCGTTGTACGTTGGTATTGCTAATAGTGCGAGTGGTTAGATTATACAAGCGTTGCTCTAAATTAGCCAGCGTTGCGCTGGTTATGGTAATAACCCCACGACCTTGTTGAATGTTGCCACCTAGGTTGGCATCAAAGTTTACGTTTCCACTCCAAACTGTTACATTGTTGGTAAAGTCTTGAATGTCAACTTGAACTCTATACGTAGACACGTTGGCCTTCTTTTGGTCTTGGTTTTTAATTACAACTTGTATAGGGTTGTCTATGCCCTGATAGACTTTGATTGGGTGGCTGTACACTTGGCGATTCCTTACGGTAAAGATAGCTGTGTCCAAAATTTGAACCTCTACCTTTTGGTCATATAAATATGCTTTAATAGTTTGCATTTTTCTAGCTATTCTTTAACATATTTATCGCAACGTGGAAATTGATATCAAGGCGTTATTAGCAAAATACCCGTACCTAACGTACATTGTCTACGGCGGGAACGATTACGTGGGCATCGTACAAAACGCCGACGAGCAGATCACTACAATATATGACTTTGGCAGCTTAAAGACGCCAGAGCAGAAGGCTAGATTCCTGGAACTAGGCGAAGTATGGTGGTGGGAAAGCAACAGGATCGTCCCGATCAATGTGTTTTTGAAACAGGACTGGGCACTATTCAAGTTTTGTGTAAAGACAATGAATAGCAAGGATGTAGATATCCGCTACGGCCCGCAAACGAGCCTTAAAGAAATATCAATGAAGCGCAGCAAGAGGCGCTCAATTACACTAGTTAGACGTACTCAATAAGTTCATGTGTACGCATACCAGATGTGAATAGGCCACAGCGTGAGCCTTTTTGAACACATACCCTTCTTCATTTGCGTCCCAGATAGTTTTAGCAACGTCTGCCCACTTTTGCCCAATCAAGTGACGCTTGCCCGGACGAATAATTGCCAACAGCATGGCCATACGAGGAATACTAGTCACTGCTTCGGGCATTTTAACCAGTGTGTCGTAGTGATTGCCTATATGAATAAGCTTTGCACAGAACTCTGGATCATATAACTGAGCCCATTCAGGTTCTTGCGCCATCAAGGCATCTAAGTGAGCTTCATCCTTAATCTGTGTATATAACGACACATTCAAGAAGTCTAATTTAGCATACCCACGATCTTCTGCAGCCTTGTAGTCAATGCTAGCAACGCCACTAAAAGGATCAATGGGGATATTAGTGGGGTACACCCCAGTGTTATGTTTAACTAACTTGCCGTCTCTAATGATGCCCGCAGGAGTAACTTTCAGCAAACGTATTGCTTCTTCTCTGTTACCAAAGTCAATGTCAATGTCACTAGAGAACTTAGTTTTTAGATTCATTTGCTCTTTCTGCTTTTCGTTTTGCCCAACCTTCTCTCATTTTTTGTTTTTCTTCTTCGGTTCTTGTTATGCCTTTATTCCATGCAGTTTTACCTTTGTTGGCTTTACTAACTGCATCTTTAACTTTATCATCTCGCGGAATTCCTTTGTTCCACGCAACCTTTCCGGTATTTGCTTTACTAACAGCATCTTTAACTCCTTGTGACCTAGGAATTCCTTTGTTCCACGGAGTTTGTCCTTTATGCGACTGAGATAATTTTTGCCTCAACTCAAGCGATGCTTTATTTCCCGGAACATTACCATCGATTCCGTTCTCAAGAATAAGATTGGCCCATTCAGCTGATTCAACAATCTTATTATCTTTAGAAAATTTCATTGCGTACTCTGTCAGTATTTCTTTATCGTTAAATAGTTCGCACCAAACGGTTGTGACATCATTTCCGTGTTTACGAATATGATCTTTCCAGTATTTCCCGGATCCTCTATACTTGTAAGGGTCTTTAGTTGTCTTGCCGAAATATTTTAATCCAGTTTTGTTATGTTGTTTTATGTATAGCCAAGTCGGTGTCATATATCCTCCTAACTTTATTTATCTATAAAGTCAATATCAATATGAGACATTGGTTTTAAATCATAGCCCTGCTTTCCCCAAGATGTCTTTAGTCCACTCTGTGTCGGACAAGTAGTCCCTAAACTTTGTCTGCCAGTAGTCTGGGTCTATGTACGGAAGTATGATCGCCACTTGCTCTTCAGATAATCCATCAAGGAATCCAACGCCACTGTCGCAATTAAATACAACCCAAGGACTGATCCGCCCACTAGCAATATGATGGCATACACGATTGACATTACCGTACCGAAAATAGTCTTTAAAGCCGTTTCTAAGTTCTGGATGAGATTCTGCATATTCTGTCATTTCCTTTAACGCACGTTCTAGTGCGTCTTGTACTGCTTCACGCTTGATATATTCACGTAACCATTCTTCGTAGAAGCTGTCTTTTGTCCAATAATCTAGTTTCTTGTTGTTCTTCAGCAACCAATCAATAAAGCTTGCAGGGTTAACAGCACGAATACCTACTAGGTGCCTGCCGAATTTAACAAAGGCGATGTAATAAGGACTGGTTGCAAAGTCTGCATAGCTTTTCAGTTTAGCTGAGCCTTGTGCATACTCATAGAAACGCAGATACGCACGTAGTCCTAGCTGTACTCCAGTCTCTTTCTCTTGTTGCCATCGTCTTTTCTGCTCACAGAGATGCGATGTAAGTGTACTTTCTTTAGCAAAGCTCTTGCTACAGTATTTACATTTGTAAGATGCCGTTGTCATTGATGTAATCTACTAGAAACTCGTTAAGTGGAGCATGGGCACCGTGTGCCCTATGTTTGATATTTTCCGGAACAGTTTGTGGACCAATGAAATTAGCCCGACCACCTGGTTCTGCAGGTGGCACACCTTGTTCGTGTTGATACATTATAGCACGCCAGCCAAATCCCTGCACGACATTTGGGCAACTGTTGAACCATTTTAGCCTAGGAGTGGACAAATACATGTCGTAACTGTCATCTGCTTGTTGATAAACAACTACACTGTGCCCACGACTCTTTAGGTCAGCAACAGCTGATAATGTTTGGAACATTAAATCCTCAGTGCGGTCCAACAAACTGTAGGCTTCTGTTTTGAGTTTGAGCTGCACAAACTCTTCACTTAGTTTGCGGCTCCAGAAGTGTTCCCAGCGGCCACTAAATTCTTGATTCTGTGGATTAATCCATCGCCCTTCGAAGCTGGTGTTTTCGTTATCTACTGTGCAAATAGGAATTTCACTGCGGCTAACAAAGGTTAGTCCCATAACATATAGAGTTGGGACTTCTGCTTGGTAACTGTGTTTGAGTGTAGTGCGCAAGATGCGACTGTTTGCGCTACCGCCAATGGCCAACGACTCAGCTACAGGAATACCTAGTCGTTGCGCTAGATCTCGGTGGCCGCCGCCCGATGAGTAGCCTTCCATATAGCTACAACCATTAACTACCAACTGCTGGATCATAGATACTCTTTGATGCGCTTGTCGTCCCAGCCGTGTTGCTTCGCTAGTGCTCGAAGCTCGTCTTTGGTACTAAGCTCTGCTAGCAATTCAATTTCATCTTCTTTGTAAGCAGGGTACATTTCACGTAGGAACTTACAGGTCTTGCTGTTGTTTTCTTTTTTACCAGCGGCTAGCCATGTGTGGCGCTGTTTGCCCATGCCAGGACTTACTGTTGTGGCCATGAGCCACTGCAACTTCTTATGCTGTGTGGTGTTAATTTCAAAGAAGTTCTTATTGAGACGTTCGTTAACGCTCATTAAGTAGTATGCTTGTAGGTCAGGATCGCCTTCTACTACACTACCCCATCGGATCATTAGAAAAGGACTGAACTTTTTCTTTTCCTCGTCGGTCATGCTGTCAAGATAACCGCGATCCTTGCGATCAAGAGCCGCTAGCTCATTGCCAATGTATAGCTTAGAGTTATAATCAACTGGTGCTTTAGTTGCTTTAGGTTTTGTTGCCATTGTCTTTGATTAAATGATACGTTGCAATTACTCTGTCAACTTCTGCTTGTAGTGTAGCATTAGATTGTGCTGCACGCCTAATGTCTCCCCACAGCTTGTCTTCCTGAATATGGTCGCGCAAGGGGCGGCCGTCTGTGGTTCTAGGGTCGTACTTCCACCCCACTTCTACTCGGGTAGACGGATCTGATCCAAATTCACGAGCGTATACAGTATCGTTACTACGTTCGTAGATTAAAGTTGCGCCTTCTTTAAGTTGTCCCATATTTGTATCCATATTGTGCGTGTGCCCAACGCAAGAAACGCTCTAGGCCTTCCTTGTCCTCTGGGTAACTTTCTAAATAGATTCTTGCGAGTCTATTAACTGTTTCAAAAATTTGAGGTTCTGTATAATTTCCCATTTACCACACCTTGCTGTAATTCACTACCTCGCTTTGTCGCGAAATGTCTTTAACAAAATAAGCACACAAGGGCTTTTCTGCATTTTCCTCCAAGGGTATTGCCAACATCTGTCCAGGTTTGAGCTTGGGGAAATACCACTTAACGTCTTGATAGATGTCTACGATCTCTACACTCTTAAACTCTGGCCTAAAGCTGGATAGCGGGTTAAAGCAAAATACGCTAAAGCCTCTATCGTTGATGCTGGTGAGCGGTACGACTTCTAAGTCACCCAGGTCTGGTTCCCCGATTAGAAGTTGCCAATCCACAGGCATCTTGATAATGCTTTCACCAATGCGCAATACCAGTGCAGGACTGTTAAACGACTCCAGGAAGATTAGTGGAATGTAAAAGTAATCAGGTTCTTTGGGGTCTGAATTGTCTAGTACGCAAAAACGAAGGTCCTCAACTTCATCGGGGATTTCGTTCATTTCGAAACTTCTGTTATCTAGTGTTAATATTCTCATTTTATTCTATGTAAAGGCCGCAGTTGATGTCACTAAACTGTACAATAACATCGCGGTGTAAAGGGAACTCGTCTAAAGGTAAGTCGCCTGTAGCAATATACCTTGTATTATAATTAAAAGTGCTAGCAAAGTAAACCTTGGGCACATCCATTTGGCATAATGCACCATGCACTAGCTTGTGATGTATGTGCCCATAGTCGCCATCTGCATTGTGTGTTAGGATCATAGCAGCACCTTCTACTGCTTGTTGCAGTACACCTTCTGCTGCCATTGGATCCCAGAAGTTAAATTGCTGTGTTTGTTGATCTGTGTAATCGTCAATAAAGCCCAAGAACTGTACGCCGACGCCGCGCTTTATCCAATAGCGTGTCATTTCCTGTGCTCGTTGATCAAGATGCTGATAGGTCAGATATACAATGCTCCATGAATACTCAGGATGGTTGTCGATGTATGGACGAGCAAATATAACACAGTCGTCTGGGTGTGCTACCACGCAATAGGCATGCATTAGAAACTAAATCTCCAGTCTTGGATACTGTGGTCGTACCAAGTTTCAATGTCAGCACCAGACTTGCGCAAGTGCTTGAGAATAATGCGATCCGGGTAGCCCCAAATTGTATCAGTTAGTTCCATTGCGTGTTCACCGGAACGTGCTGTCCAAAATAACACTGCACATACATCACGATCTCTAGGAATCGCTGAGTTAGGAATGCGTATGCGTATGTTGTTTACATCTGCTGTGTTTAAATCAACAATTACTGGCTCTGTTTCGTAGATTTTGTTTAGTTTAAGGTCCGTAAACTTAGGCAATTCTCTAAACAAGTCGTGTATGCAGTTTGCTCTGTATAGTGTATCCAGCAATGGATGCTTGGCCTGGAATGTGTTGTTAACAATTGCTTCATATGTTGGGTCAATGTCAATGTCTGGTTGGAATTCAAACGCATCGCTCTTAAACTGCACCATTGGGAAGATAGGATGATTCTCATACAGTGCTAGTCGTAAGTCAAACTGTGCAGGAATAAACTTGCCGCCGTGTCGCAGTGCGTGTTGAGCAATAGCGATAATGTTTTCGTTAAACACTTGGCTACCAATCGTTTCACTAACAAAAATATCAGCACGAATGTCTGTGTTGAGGAAGTCTCCTCGGACAACCTCAATGTTTGTTAGCCCGAGCCGAGCAAACATTTCTTCTGCAAAGGCAGCACGACCTGGATCCATTTCTACTGCATAGACTTTAGTAGCGCCTGCTTTGGCTGCAATAATACTTAATAGTCCAGACCCTGTGCCGATGTCGCACACAACCTTGCCAGGTACTGCTGCTTCAATTGCAGCCTTGTAGAAAATGTTACGCCCTGTATCGTTGATCATAGGCATGTAAATGCCGTTGTCTTTGAACCAATCAAAATTGTCTGTCATAGTTTCCACTGTTCCTTGATTAACTTGTAATAGATGTCTGCTAGGTACTCTTGGCTGTACGGATCGCCGTGATACCCTGGGTCTTCACCTTTAAACGGCCATTCGTTTGTGCTGTAAGCAGGAGTTTCTTCGTAGCGCAAAGTAAAACACTTATCAGGTACTATTTCAGGAAATGCTTCACGTACTGTAAAGTTTGTCCACAAGTTGTTAGCAACTAAGAGAAACGGAATACCTGCATAATACAATTGCATAATACCATCACGTATGATCCACTCGTCTTGTTGACGCTTCCATTGGCTGTCGTACATGAAGTTCACATACTGTTTAACTGCTGCTTGTGTGTCTTTATCAATCCGGGTACTGCGATACGGATGCTCGTAGTTTTCTGCTAGACTAAAAATAGTTTCGCAGATCATGCGATATGGATTGTTGCCATAATTTACATTATCAATACCTGCTTCTCGATCGTACCCAATGCTGTGATCTTTTTGCAGATGTTTTTGTAGATCACTTGCCCACCCTTTGTTTTCGTTTACAGGCGGAACATAAGGGGCTGCGCCTGCAGGGATTTCGATTCGATCCGGGAATGTTGGTGCAACAATAACAAAGTCTGCACGTTGACGGATCGCTTCATCAATTTGCACACGGATGCCGCCGTTGCTACACCCTTGTCTGGCTAGAATTTGCACATCCCATCCTAGCTTCTTAGCTAGCACTTCTCCGTATGCTGTCCCGGGTAGATCTTTAGCAGGTGCCGAAAAACTGCATCCGCATACTATTAGTTTCTTCATGGTAAGTCTCTATTATAAAATTTTTGATATACAGATCTGGTACTGTCAAGCCATGCTCGGTGTAATGGGCGAATGTATTCTACCGGGACTCGTTGTTCCAAATCCTGCACTAATGTTTCTACTAGCTGATTGCCGGTGTTGCTGTATAAGTTGTCTGCTGTATATTTATAGACCCTTGCTCCACGAGCTGTTAATGTATCTGCTAACTCTTGCAGGCGTAACGTCATTAGTCTAGTAATAATAAACGCTTGCTTGCGCTTACTCTCCATGCTGGCGTTTTGGTTCAGCTGATTAAGTACCGGGTTCTTGCTATGATAGATGTCAGTGATAAGCTGAATGTTCTTAGGCAACAAGAACACATGCTTACAATCTTCTAAGCGCCAGTAGCTAAGTTGTTCTTTTGCGGCACCAGTGTCAACTCTAGTACGGTCATAGTAAAGTAAAGGGGCAGGATCCAATATGCGATCTAGTTCTTCTACTGCACCGTGTGCTTCGTACACTGTATTAAACTCAGGATCCCAGTAACTAATTTGACTAGCATGGTGATACTTGGCTGTGTATTTACGGCGTACTAATCCTTCGTGCCATAGCCAATTATCAGACTGTAGCGGAGTAGAGTGATAATGATAAAGGAAATGGTAACGCTCCATTGGAGCAGGAGGGATATCCGGTCGGAACTCTTGTTCATCGAACCAGTCAAACCGTGGGTCTATATTACAGACGTTCTTAATAAAGTTGCCGCCAGCTCCCCACGGGAAATAAACAATCACATTGTTTACTGCCAATCTACCTTCTCCACAGCAAAGGGATAGTTGGCTTCAGCATAAAACTTCTTGCGTGTAGTTAAATGACGTTTCGCGAACTTGCAGGTAGACGTGATATCCCAGATTTGGACAAAATCTTTATCTTCTGCTTTTCGTATGCCCCTACCGATGCTTTGGATAACCCTAACAAAACTCTTGCCAGGTTCGAGTAGAACCAAGTTAAAAATACGCGGTATGTTGATACCAACGGCTGCAACACCATATGTCGCAATGATAATTTTATTCGTCGCTGTTGCAATTTCATCGTATTCGTCTTTACGATCTTTGGCTTTTGTGGATCCGCTAACAAAAACAACATCTGGTTTGTCCTTTAATAAACTGAATAGTGTGCTTAACTCTACTTGCAATAACTTACCCGACTCAATGCGATCTACTAGCACCAGGGTGTTGCCACCTTCTTTAATACGGTCGATCATCCGAGCCAAGTAGGCCATACGCTCTGTATTAGTGGTTAGATACTTTAACTCGCTTTGGTAATCTGTGTATTCAACATGGTCTTTCATCTGCACAATGTTAACGTGACACTGTGCTAGGTGACCAGCTTCTTGTAGTTCGCTAGCACTCAGCTTGCCGACCACATTACCTAAGCTACAGAAGATGCTTACTGCGGCATATTCTTCTTTTGGAATAGTCCCTGTTAGGCCCCAACGTAGCGGTACTCGAGCAAATACAGTAGTAAGCAGAGTCTTGAGTGCATCAGCCTTGGCCATGTGTACTTCGTCTACCATTACCAGTGCAACGCCGTCAACAAAGTCAGCAATAGTAAAGTCTACTTCGCCGGCCTGTGTTGCCTTTAGCAATATGTTCAGACTTTGCCATGTGCAAATTGTATGTGTTTTGTTCCAGTCCTTGCGGTCACCAAAGTAAACACCTACATCTAATCCCAAATTAATGTAGTCAGCTTCTGTTTGCGTAACTAGACTCTTGTTGGGCACAATAACAATTGAGCGCCCATACTTTTCAGCACTTAAACTCAGTGCCGCTGTCATAATAGTCTTGCCCGCACCTGTAGCAATCTCTTGAATGCTTTGCGGATTCTGCAGGAAGTTGTTGATAATTTCAACTTGGTAGTCACGGAACATAACGGGCTGTCCCGCTGCCGGATGCCCAATTGGCCAGACTCGATGTGCAAACGTGTCTTCTCGGAACTCGTCGAACTCAATCGCGAAACTATAGTCACGTTGATCTTCTACTTCGACATCGTATCCTGCATCGTATAGGATGGGAATAATATCGGGTAGCAAGTTAATGTAACTGCTACCACCTAGGTTAAAGTAACTAACTTTGCCGTCCCAGCGTCCTAGTCGTACTGCTGGTTGGTATCGTGCTCCGGGGATTTCATACTTGAATTTATCTACTAACTTCTTTCTTACCCCTACGTCCACACCTTCAACTTTGACGTTTACTTCGTCTTTAATAATTAATTTAGCTTGCAAGCTTTTTTACTCCAATGGAACCTGAACGCTTATTGTACACTTCTGCCGCGCAGTATACAATCTTTTCGGCGTCCTGCACCATGTATTCTTTTTCGCCACCGTAGATCATTCCTGCGCTACTAATTAGCAAAGGGATTCGTTGGCCTTTAAGTGGTTTAACTGTATGCACCACCATTGTTTGATCAGTGATTTCCACTTCTTTGGGATTCTTAATTTCTGCAATTTGTTCTGCATCGAAACGTTGACGAATCTTAGCCAGTAGCTTGTTGCTCATATCTGGCTCGTATACATACACAGGCAAGCGGTCACATTCGATTGCATAGTCAATAACGCTGTTAAAGTTATCGTCACTAAACATACTAGCTGGGTCTAACCGCAATTCTCTGTTAACTGCTAGGTGTACAAATCTATATCCGTATTCTTCTGCTAGTGCTTCTTCAATACTCTTGTCTACAGTGTAGCCTAGGATGGCACTATTGTCCACAAGCCTAATTAAATTGTCACCAGTTAACTCGCCAAGGTGTGTGCTCATGTACTCAGCTAGTGCTTCAGGAGCATTGGTCAGTTCTAACGTGCCGTTGTTGATAGTGAGTTGTATTGCATATCCAGTCTGCTCTACCTCTACAACCTTAGCCACTAGGTCTTTGACTTCTTGGGTAATCTCAAAGTTATTCATTTCCGCAAACGTTGCCATCCAATTGAGATTATACTCAGTTAGTGCAATTTTCCACACTTTAGCATCAGGCACCCACTGAGCTTTGCCTTGGCTTTCTTTATTGAAAGAACGTATGCCTTCAATTAGCTTGGTGTTATACGGAAACTTCAAGTACATGCT